CACAAAGTACTGCGACTGCTCACCAAGGTCAGCGAAGTCATACTCTGTTTCGTTAATCGTTATCTTGTTTTGCTCTGCCATTGTGTTTCTCCTTTTCTTTTAGCCACTCTTTATACTGTTCAGACTTGCGGGATGGATTGGCTATCAAGTAATCCTTTCCCCGTTTCCATATCAACTCACTCATTGAAGTAATTATGCAAGATATCTAGTCTGTCTTCATGCATAGCCATCTTATCTAACTCTGACTGTATTGCTTCCATAACATCTGAATGCTCTCCTATACCCGCTGGGTTTTTAAGATACACTTCAATATTCATGCAGTGCAATTGACTATTTGCTTTTGCATGTTGTTTAAGTGCTTGTAACATTTGATCTCTCACTTGTCAACTCCTTTCTTAAACTTACGCCCTACAAAGAAGACGGTTAAATTAATAAGCGTGTTGACAGTGACAGCTAATATCAGCCACCACTGCCACCATGTAGGCATGTCCACTCCTTCAATCATGCTGCGTTTAAGTCCACAATCTCACAAGCATCTGCAGTACACGCTAACTCACGACCACCGGATGTTGTGTCCTCTTTCTCGTAATCTTGTAACCATGTCCAATCAATAGACTTTGGCATCTTTGTTACCATAGCAATATACTCATCCTCTGTACAGTCCTGATATGGTGCTTGTTTGTACGTATGATTATCAAATGGTAAGAAGCTAATGCCTGATACTTCATCAAAGTGTTTATATACCCAAGCTGCTACTTCAAGCCACTCATGTTCTTTCACATTTATAGTGACACTTGGTTTATGTTCACACCAATGACGCTGATAAGTAAGCCACAACTCAAGCTGTTCAACAGCCGACAAGATTGTGCGTGTAACCGCCCCACGTGGTGATGCCATCGGGAAGCTGAACACTGTTGTGGACTCTGGCTTCATAACATCTGGCTCTGCAGGTACTCCTGCACTCATCATAAACTGTGTGAGTGGGTCTTTGTTATCACCACGCACAGTTCTAATGTAGTGTGGGTTATGCCTCGCATGAATGCCACTAGCACTGTCTACAAGCTGCGACACTGTGCCGCTAGGCTTGACACATGTAATAGCTGTTGACTGTGGAATACCAAGCTGTTCAGCTATAGCAGCGTTAGTCTCTACTGCTGTATCCCGCAGTGTCTCTAGTGTCTGACCAATGTTCTTACCAAGGTGGGCTGATGTGCCACTAAGCAAGTCATTGTCCATGATACCCGTCAATGATACACCAAGCAAACGCTCTTCCTCAGTGTTCTTCTTCCATATATTACGCAGGTATTTGAAGTCAGTCAGTGTAGACTGGAACGTACCCAAGATTGTAGCAAGGCGAACCTTTTCACGCAGTGTCTGTTGTGTATCACTAGCACGTGCGACAACCTCTGACAGATTACAGAACTGATATGGACGTAATATAATTTCACTGCAAGGGTTGCAACCGAAACTATGTTCTATATCACGTCTGCCATTCTTAGCTGCCTGTACTTTTGCAGCCTCACGATTGAAGATACCACGCTCACCTGATTTGGATTCGTACAAAGACACCCATTCACGCATGAATGTACCCATCTCTGGCTTACCTTTATAGCCCACAGAGTTATTAGCCAGCGCACGTTGTGGTTCTGTATCCCACCACTGTCCTGACTTGGCGTGTGCCATTTGGTCATCACCAAGATTAGACAGGCTGATAAGAGCAGAACGGCGTACGCCACCCACAACTACAACCTCACCAATCTTACACATAATATCATGGCACTCAATAGGCCATAGTCTACGACCTGTTGCAGCCTTAAACTTAGCTATCACAAACTCAAACAGTTCCTCTAGTGGTGCTGGGCCACTGGCACGACCACCAAATGTCTTGAGCCTTGCACCAGCAGGACGCACCTCTGATACATCCCACTTGGGTATCTGACCTGCATATAACAGAGAGATAAGTTCACGCAGAGACTTTGCCCATCCGGGGCGGCTATCACCTACCTTGATTACCGTATCTGTGTCATGCATTACCTCATTAACGATAGGCAGCTTGTCCACGTTCTCACGCTCTACAGAGAAGCCTACGCCTGTGCCACACATAAGTATGTACATAGTCTCATCAAAGGCTCTAGGGCTGTCTACAGGCACGTAGGAACAGTTGTATGCACCTACATTGCAGCGGTCTAGTGCAGGGCCAGCAGTCATCAATGCTCTCATGCTGGGCATGATGTCCTGATTCAATACTGCCTCTTCTAGTTCTGCACGTAAGTCTTCTGGCATGACGTAGTTCTTTGCAGAAGAACCTTGTCTGCCCATCTTAGACAGGTGATCTTCCATGTAGTCAAAGTATCGTTCTACTGTTTCAGCCCATGTCTCACGTCGTTGTTCATCTTCTTTCCATCGTGCATACCGTGATAGCGCAATGAAGTTCTGGTAGTCTGTTGGTAGGTAATTATTCATATCCATCACTCCGTTATAGTTCTCATTGTTCTAATGTCAGCACCGTCTACATCATAGAAGTATTCACGTATGCCATCCTCTATTTCCTCCCCAACCTGCCCATCCGCAGGTATAGGGTATTCTTCATCGTCAACATCAATTGTGATAAAAACTTTAACTCTCATCACTAGCCGCCACATCTTCCAGCAAGGTATTTAAATACCACTGTGCTTTCTGTAAATCTTCTAATGGTCTACCTTTGTAATCAAACCTCCACATGTATTTCATAATATTACCTTGAAGGTAGTATTTAAAATTAGTACCTAGAGCAGCTTGGATGGCAGCAATACACTCGATACCCGACTGATTGTAATGAGTAGGACTATTTACCATATCTACATTACCATAGGCTTCCTTACCTGCTCTTTCCTGCATATACTCTTCATGCCTCATGCGCTACCTCCTGTCTTAGTATTAAAACTCAAGTGAACTACGTTGCCATCATATTCTTTTTCAACGCCCATCTCTTCCTCTAGTTCTACATCAATATCCATCTCGTTGTCAATAACTGTATTCACGTATTCATGCACAATCTCACGTATAGCTTTTTCTTGTTCCATAATAGGTACAGTAGCACACATCATTTTACAGAAATGCATTACTTGGCTGTAGTCTTCATCTGTCATAGGATTTTTTGGAAATGCCATAATAGATATATCTAATTCTCCACTCCATTGCCCATCGTCATTAGCAAAAGGACGTACACGTATAACAAAGTCTTCATCTTCAATGTTGTCTATAAGTTCATCTCTGGTCATTTTTTAACTCTCCTTTTAACTGTTGAATTTGGGTGGCATATGAAGTTAGGATGTTTGTCTTTACCTTTCTCTTTCAGCCAATCTTCTGGAATGATGCGATCATAGTATCTAAAACCATTTTTCACACACCAATCTCCATAGGTTGTCTTTGCTCCCTTACGTATCTTACTCCTACTATTCTCAAAAACAAATCGAATGTCAAGTTCCGGGTGTTGTTTTTTTATCTGTAAATGCTTACGGCGATCTGTCGCCATAAATCTACCCTTTACCTCAACTATAATACCATTTTTTAGGATATAGTCAGGAGTATAGGTACGGTAGGCTAGGTCTTCCCACTCAATCCTGATGGCCTCATATCTGAACGATATTTTATCTGCCTTCAGTTTTTCTGCAATGGTTAGTTCTAGTCCACTACGATACCCATACTTACGTGCGGCTCTCCATGCTTTATGGTGCAACTACATCTCCAATATAAGCTACCATAGGAGGTATTTTAGCTTTCGACATAACTGCTGGAAGTTCTTTTAAATTATCCCAGCAATCAAAACGATAAGCACAAAACTTACACCCATTATTAAGTACCGTATTACCCGTCTCCTTACCTCTAAACTTCTCTGGTACTGGTTTATAGCATCTTTCAAACTTGTTCTCCTTTACTGTGTTTACTGTCTTTTGTATTTTAGCCACTTCTGTATCTAAGTCAAGCCCTGATGCTGGTACGTATTTAAATTGACCATTGGCTTTGTTGACAACCCACCAGCCACCAACATCTTTACCAGATGCTTTAGCATAGCCAGCAAGCTGCCCTATATAACCAAAGCCATCTCCATCAGCCAGCGTTTCATATGATTCAAACTTGTTAGTGTAAGACCAATTAGATGCTGACTTAACATCATCGACTGCACCATCAACAACAATATCATATGTTCCGTTAACGGATTCACCATCCAATTCAAGTGTAACATGTTCAGGTTCTTCATAGTGTACTCCCGCTTCTCTCAGTAAACCCTTGAATACTGCTTCCACAATATCCCCAAGCATCATGTTCATTATAAATGTAGTTGGTTTTGGTAAGGCTACCTCTGGCTTATTCTTTTCGTACCAAAGTTGGCAAGTGGGGCGACCTACGTTTGACATCCGTAGTTTAAAATCGCCCCGCTTTTTACCAGCACCAAACTGCTTATGCAGTGCTTCAGCAATGTCAGAAGAAACTTGTTCAATTGTCTCCTCTGACATTTCTGTTTTGCCATTGACTGCATCCTCCATATATTGATGGAGTGCAAGTTCAGCACGGTGATGCATTACGCTACCTCTTCTTCAATTTCAATGTCAACTAGATCATCCACTACATCAACATCGTCATCTTCCATTTTAGAGTTAGCTTTCTCTGCCCATGCATTGATAATGTAGTTGTTGTAGTTATCAATCCATGACATGAAATCACCAAACAGAGCCTGATCTTGGTCTGTCAACTCAATGGTCTTAGTAACATCCAGCGATGCCACAGGTACATAATATGATGCTCCTGTTGGAATCTTACGCTCACTGGTATTTGCAGTGATTATATGCTGGATTGGCAAGCGTTGCATCTTTGCCAATGAGGTGAAGCTAGAACCGATTTCCTTGAAGGCATCACGGTTATCAATCTCCCAGATGAATGGCGTTGGTTCTAACTTTACAGCATCACCTTTGTCACTCTTGGGATCAATCATCTCCACCACACCAAAGACGACACGTACACGCTTAATCTGCTTCAGCAGGTCTTGCTGTGCTTGCGGGAGTTCTTTGAAGTCTTTGATGTATCCTGCGGGTTTACCACAGTTAAACCCACCGTCATTATCTTTGAGGTCA